TTCCGCGATTGCCTCACGTTTGAAGATAATCTTCTTTTGAAATGCATTCGTGTAGTTCGCAAGTCCATCGCAACTCTTGTTGATTGCCTCTGTGATTTTCTCTTCGCAGATTTTATCGAGAACATCAATGAGTTTATCGCGATCCAGATTGCCATAATACTTACGAACAAGAGGGTCCAAGGAAATGTAACAAGAATCAGTATCAGAGTAGAAAGAGTAGTTGTGTCCATTTGTACCTACGACCTTGTTAAGATAAACGTCAAGTGCCTTACCTACTTCCTGAATAATATACTGACCAGTGGTAGTGATACCCTCGGCAATACGAGCATCATAGTAACGGAAATATTCATTCGCCAACGCACCGAACAGTGAGTTCAACTGAATCTTTCTTGCCATCTGGAAGTTGTTATACTTTGAGATGTCATTCTTCAGTTTAGGATTCTTAGTTTGCTCATATTCTTTCTGAGCGATGATCATCAGTTTCTTGTAACGTTGTCGGTCATCAAAGAACTTCTGAACAATCTCAGGAAACATGCCCATCTTTTTGCGAGTATAGCAATAACCATTGGCAGTCATGCAAACATCATCTTGTTTGAGATCCTCGAGGTTATAACTATGTCCGAGCAATCCTTTCACCGTTGTGTCTTTTACTATACCCTGAACGAAAGTCTCTGGCGATTGGTTATACTGCATGATGATTGATGGATACAGCGAGGTAGCATCAAAGGAAACAACCCAGTCATACCTTCCTGGTTTTGGTTCTTGCACATACGCACCTTCAATAGTCCTACCCCTGTTTTCTTTCTTCTGAGGGATCTGAATATTTTGATCATGTAAGTGATTGTAAATGATACAATCCCACGTGCGAACCTGTGAGAACACATCCGTATAATTACACTTAGCATCGTATGCCATCGTGAGCACAAGTTCAATCAGTTTCATTTTGCGCTCAAGTTCATCAACGATCTCAACGTCGATGATGTTATACTCTACGAACCGTGTCCAATCTTTTGTATAGAACTCGCGGAATGTCTCATACGGATGCTCAAGTTTTTTCTTACCAAGTTCTTCCTTGGCGATATGATCCAACTTGTAACTCTCTTGTCGAGTATACGTAAACTTCTTATAGAGATCGAGATAGTCAATAACTGCGACGCCAGTAATATCATATGAGATATGTTCGCGACCCATGATTGTCAAATTCTTACGACGAACCAGACCCCATGGCGAGAACTTCTTGCGCATGGTTGTATCTTCTTCAGTGCAGAACAGACGATCTATCCGAGAGATTAGATACGCAACGTCGAACAGTTCGCAGTTCCAACCTGTAATAATATCTGGATGATTGTCAGAATAAAAACGCAGAAAGGTTTCTAGCAAGTCACGTTCGTCATCACATTTTACATAGAGAAACTTGTTGCCAGCATCCCTCAGGGTCTGAACAATCTCAGAGTTCTTATCATCAAATTCACCACAACCAAAGGTAATAATCTGACGAGTAATCAAATCCTTGGTCGTGATCAACAGAACACTCTCAATAGGATTGTTTACATCAGGAAACCCATGCTCTGCAGAGGTCTCAATATCGATAGTCTGAATATTAAGTTGAGACATGTCCCACTGAATTTCTCCAGGATACTTCTTTGTGATGTATTGGTAACCATAGTTGGTCTGCCCAAAGATTTCAAAGTTATCTACTTGACCATAGGTCTGGACAAACTGCTTGGCAGCATTGTTGTCTTCAAAGTCAATCGGTTGGAGATCTTCTCCATACAGAGACTTGTATTCTGTTTCTTCACCACCCTTGGATTTTACAAACAGGGTGGGACTGAAGTCATCTCGTTTGGTGAAGCGCACACCGTTATGTACTCCACGGACAAGAACCTTGGAACCATATTGGTGTGCGCATGTATAAAATTTCATGTAAATCCCTCATTATCAAATACTACTATACTATAAAACATAACAAAAGTAAAGGGATTTATCGTAACTTATATCCTATCTTTGCTTCTAGTTCTTCCAGTTTCATGGTTGAAACTTGTGACTTGGGAACAAGATTGTCTACGATATAGACTGCAACATTTCCACTCTCGAAGAATGCAACCTTATAAAGAAAGTCTGGGACTGGAACCTTGTTCTTGCCAATTACTTTTGGTGTAGCAGAGTAATGTGCACCAGTTACAACCCACTTGAAAGGAACAGAACGAACACGTTCTTCTAGATTCTTCCAAGCGACACGATTGACAGAAGGCAATTGCGGTGTCATGTTTGTCATGAAGAAAGTATCTGACATCTCGTTTGGATCATCAGCATTTGCTGCAGGAACCATGTGTCCACGGTCATAACCAGAGTTGGTATAGTCAGCAGGTGTTGGCGAGTCAGCGATACGCTTATCAGCACGGAAGTCATCAGTGCGTGGAGTTTTCTTCAACCGTTCTTGTGCAATCTCAGTCGAGAAAACATTTGCATTACGGTTGTCATCATACACAACTGCGAAGAATGAGTTGCAGAGAACCTTAGTGTTTGGTACTACGATTTCTTTACCGTTCGGGTAGAACTGATCACAGGGGGAAGCGAATGCTGTTCCTGGAATCAGAAATAATGCGAGAGCGATTAATGGTTTCATATGATAATCTTACTTTCTGGAACAACCAGACCTGATCCGTAGCGAGTATTATACTCGTTTAGCATACCAGTCTCTGGTTCAAAAACTGTGATAACTGCACCAGAACGCATAGGAACAATGTCATCTTTCGCGTATGGGCAGAATGGTGCTAGACCTATACCGAATTGATTATTCTGATTAGGAATCATCATAATCTGCATAGGTTTCTTTAGAATGACAAGACCATCAATTGTCTCATCGATATCAGCGATAATTTCATCACCACTGATTAACTTCACACATCTAATATTGCTCATGTATTCACCTTCATTGTTAATGATGGGTGAGAATTGCTCCCACCCACCAGATTTAAATTACTTTGTTTTACCTTCTGCTAAGAATTCGGCAGCTTGCGATGGATATTCAGCATCCTCATCAGTAATGTCGATTTTCTTTGCTTTCTTTTCTTCCGGAATAAATGCCTCGAGAAAGATCTTTAGCATACCATTGACCAGCGAAGAACTCTTTACTTCAACATTGTCGGCGAGAGTGAATTCACGCTTGAATCCTCGCTCAGCAATTCCCTTGTAAAGATATTCAGTGGAGTCAGACGAGTCGCACTTTCCTTGGATAGACAACTTGCCTTCTTGTAATTCAATATCAATTTCCGACTTACCGAAACCAGCAACTGCCAGTTCGATTACGTAGCGACTTTCATCGACTTTCTTGATATTGTATGGGGGATATTTAATTGGCATCATTTGCGCCGATTGATCAGCAATATCTGCTAATCTTTTCATGACGCGATCGGCGCCAACGAAATAACGGTCGAAGTCTGCTAAATTAGTTGTATTAAATTTCATAATTGTTCTCCTATTAAGCGAGCGTTTAAAATGTGCCATCCGAAGCATGGCACCCTCTATTTATACTATACTTTTAGAAGGAAGTCAATTATTTTTTAAGTATTTCCCATGTTCCATCATAATTTTCCACAAGAGCAGTGCAACTTTCACACCAGTCACCATCGTTCATGTAAACAATATCATCATATTGTGTAATTTCTGCATGATGAATGTGACCACAGATAACTCCATCGTAACCCTTGCGTTTACAATAGTAAGACATTTCTTTTTCGAACTCACCAATATAATTGGCAGCAAGTTTTGCCTTACGCTTTAAATACTTTGCCAAACTCCAAGGTTGCATCCCGAGCAGTCTTCTTGATGTATTAATAATCTTATTGACATAGAGCAGAGAGTCATATGCAAAGTCTCCCAGATGCATGATGAATCGACCAGTCTTTGTTCGCATCAAGTTATCGAAGAGATCACCATGCACCACTAAGTAGCGTTTACCATCTACCCCAACATGAACACAACGATGCTCTACTGCAATTTTACCGATTTTAATGTTGGGAAATGAGCGAAAGATTTCATCATGATTACCAGTGACATATATTACTTCTGTCTTTTCTGACATCTTGAGTATTTTTCTGACAATCTTATTGTGGATCTTTGGCCAGTACCATTTCTTTTTTAGACGCCATATATCCACAATATCTCCAACGAGATACAACTTTTCAGTTCTAATCGTAGATAGGAATTCTAGCAATGCTTCAGAGTTACAATGCTTTGACCCAAGATGTAAGTCTGAAATGAATACCGATTTGTATTTTTTACCAGCATTCATTGTCATATACAGATTTACTTTTTGCGTCCAATGTTATATTTCTGAACGAGTTCCCATTCAGTCTTTTCTTTGAACGCAATTACTTTAATCTGATTTAGTGGTGCTTTATCTTCATGAATCTCAGGATTTAGAATAGTGATCAATCCCCAATCCGAAAGAAGATGTGCTACCGTGTTTCTGCGCTGTAAATCATTGTCACTAAAGTCTGCATCTTTACCATCTAAGGCAAAGAGTTCTTTAAAGTGCACGATGAAATATCTGCCCTGCTTGTGTAGAATGTGACATGATTGGTAAAGAATCTTTTCTTTTCTTGATGCAACACCTATGCGAGAAAGAGTCTCTCTAACTTTCAAGAAGTCGTCAGGATTCTTTAGGATGACTTCCAAGGGTGCATACCCTGGAAAGTCAATGTCAAAAAAATCTTCGCTCATTTTTTACCACCTTTAAACAATTTCTCTTTTATGTATTCTTTTTGTTCTTCAGAGAGAATTGTGAGTGCTTGGCGAGCCTTATCATTGCTATAACCATAATACTCTTTCACCATCTCCACTTCGGCATCGTCTTCGATTTTGATCCATTTGTCAAAACGTTTTCTAGCGCGAATAGTATTTATAAGATACATGTTTTGCATGCTCTTATCGAGATGGGGACGGCAGTTCATTTCATTTGCAGGGTGGACAGTATCAATGCTGAATGTCAACCCACGATTAATTATCCAAGGATTGTACTGTTTCTCAGACCAATCATCAACAATTAGATTCTTCTTTTCATAGTTTATATCTTTGATAAAATCGAAGGGAGATATACCTTTCTTCTTTTCTTTGTACTCCTCAGCATCATATTCAACTTTTGGAGCACCCAAACCATCGAGCACCCCAGTCATTATTTCCACTCCATCCCTGCCATGATTTCAGCAAGGCAAGCAACAAGATTTATCTCAGGGTTAGCAGCAAACGCTGCCTTATACTGATAATCTGCAAGCAGTAGAACCAACTGCGAAGGATACTTGACATCATCTAGAATGGTGTCATAGATCTTGCGGAAGATAAGATTTGGGTCATTGTCGATATTATCGACCACCCAGTTACGCATCTTCTTGAAGTCTTTGCCTTTCAACGAAGCGACAAGTTCTTTCATGTTGACTTCTTGAACGTTGACGAGGATACCTTCATCAATAGTTCCAGACACACTGTACCGTTGTAGTTCGTTTAGGACACGGCGATAGTCAGGGAAATGCTTCTTAAGAACCTCAGCGACAACCTTCTCATCGAATGTTACATTCTCAGTTGCAAGAATGTCAGACAGACGCTTCATGAAACGACCTGCCATCTTAGGACGATCTGCCTTTGTCAACTTAAATTCGATGACAGCAGTCCGACTGTGAAGTGGAGCAATGATACGATTCTTAAAGTTACAAGTGAAGATAAACCGACAGTTGTTTGCAAACTCTTCGATGAATGCACGCAAGGCAGGTTGAGTAGAGTTTGGATTCAGATAGTCTGCCTCATCAAGGATAACTACCTTGGTCTTACCACCAAAGGAAACTGATGAAGCGAACTCTCGAATCTTGGTGCGGAGAACATCAATACCAGACTCCTCAGAACCGTTGATGATAATATAATCACATCCAAGTTCTTCACAGATTGCTCGAGCAATCGTAGTCTTACCAACACCTGCTGATCCACAGAGAAGCATGTTGGGGATTTCACCAGTCGCGACGAACTCGCGAAATGTTTTTAGTTGATCATCGGGTAGAATACAATCATCAAGTTTGCGAGGACGATACTTTTCAACCCAAAGGAACTGTTCTTTTGATGCGTTCATTTTTCACTTCTTCCATTATGTTATACTCAGGAGTCCATCCCAAGTTTCTCAATTTTGAATTGTCAGCGTGTGTAACAATTCGTTCACCAGTTACTTCACGAATAGGGACATCACGATATCCAAATTCACGAGCAACATCAACAACAGAGACAGGATTGCCTGTCCCAATATCCACTTTACCCTGAATACGGGTATCTGTCAATAGAATTCTCATCGCTGAAACAACATCTTCAACATGAGTCCAGTCACGTTTATGATCAGTAAGATACTCAACTTTATCATTGAGCATCATGTCGTAGAACATGTCGGGACGGGAGTCAGGTCCATAGACAGTGTGAAAGCGCATTCCTACTGAGTATTTTGGAGCAATTTCTTCCATTGCCTTCTTGCTAGTAGCGTATGGATTCTGCCACCACTCATAGATTGAAGACGAGGACGCATAAATGCACCGAAGATTGAGACGTTCGCATTCAGAAAAGACTTGCATCGATCCTTTAACATTCACGTCCCAATATTCTTCAGGGTCTAACCAACTCTTGCGCACACCTGCTAATGCAGCAAGGTGAAGCACTGCTCCATAATATTCTGAGATCTTAAACTCTCGAATATCTCCCTCATACGGAATCATATCAAAGGAGTCGGACAGAATGCGCAAAGCATTCCGCCCGATAAATCCATCATGTCCTGTAATCAAAACCTTCAAGTGAAGTTACTTCACACCAACAACAAACTCAAAGTCATTCAATACCAGAAATTTATTAAACTGACGAACGATTTCTTCAGGATTGCTATCAAGTTCAACATCAAATTCGATGTTGACACTACGGTTTAGATGTTCATCATCACTGTTATACGGGACTCGTGCACCGAAACTGATTTCCAATTTATTCATGTTACTCTCCAATTAAACTACTGACGATGGTTCCATCGCCAACCAATACTCAAGGTTCTTGGTTGCATGCTTAAAGTGCATCGCTTTCTTGCGACCAAGAGAAACAGCGTAATCATCTGTGATCACCTTCAGATTCTCAACCTTTAGACGACAATCAAAGTCACCAACATCAGTTGTGGTCAATTCCTTACGATACGCATTGGCACGTGGATTGCTCGGATCACTGACACTCAATGTCACCTTACCATCCTTAGAGACAATGCTCATGGTTGGTGCCGAGAGAACGTTCGCTGCCTTCTGTACCATGCTGATGTCAGCGGCAGTCAGAGTGAAGTCAAAGAATGGATCAATCTCGAGAGTCTTATCTGGAGCAGCGGTAACTACACTTGGGTCAGCATAACCATACTCAAACTCAGACTTACCTTCACGAAGGAACATACCTGTTTCTTCAAAGTCAATCTCAGGATTTTCCCAGAGACTCAGCAATGCAAGGAAGTTGTTCAAGTCATATACCGCAAACTCACGGTCAAACGTTTCGGCAACTGTTGCGCGAGAGAGGATATTCTTACCCGCACTGACAGTGGATAAAACATTACCCTGACGAACAAGGATGTTAGTATTAATACTTGCAAAGTTCTTTAGAAGTGCAAGGGTATCGGATGAAATCTTCATAATATATTAGTCTTTCTTCTTGTTAATTTTTTTACTGTTTGTTTCAGTAAATTCAATTATACCTGGAATAGTGTCAGAAGTCAATAGAGAAGTGGAACCCATGTTGTTTTCAGTCCAGGTAGGCCAGTTAGGAGCAATTGTATAGTCAGGTTTTACAGTGATCGTATCTGAAACAGACAAAGATGTCTTTAATTCATACGGTTTAGGCTTGACTTTTGCGGTTGTTTCGGGTATACTAATCTGTTGTTCCTTATCGTGCGCATGCATCGCAATGATTGCATAGTGAATAACTTTCAACAAATCCTTGCGCCAGTCTTCAGGTGTTCCCTTGTGACCATAGCGTTGGGCATATTTCAGGATATTTCCTACAGTGAAACCAATACCATGACCACCGTCGATAATAAACTCGGTTGCTTGGTATTGATTCTGCGAGTAATGCTCACCATAGGTGGCATCAATATACTGGGTAATCTCCCGAAGGAGATCACCCTCATTATACTTGTATTCAATTGTCATGTGTTCTCCTTAGAATGGAACTTCTTCATTTACAGACTGGAAGTATGCGTCTTCATTCACACCATCATCTGGCACCGCATCGCTGTCGACTTT